TGAGTATTTCATCAATCAAGATGTTTAAGTAAGTGACGAAAATAGCAAGTACCAATGCAAACATCCCAAGAGACTTAGAAATCAAATATAGGCAGGTCATAAAACCCCACGCTACATTTATAAATTTAAGTAACTGAAACAGATGCCTTTTCATTTCGGTGTAAATTTAATAGGATGTGATATTTCATTTCCATTAAAGTCTAATAGTTTGCCGTTCATTTCAAAATGTACCTCCATGTGTTTATTCTTATAGTTCTGAATCAGAAGCTTGATTTTCTCTTGAACATCTTCAATGGAGAGAAACTCTCCATATCCGATGTCTTGCCACTCTGTGAATTCGTTGAACTTATTGATAAACCTACGCTTGAGGATGAAATCAGAAGGGGAGTGAACTTTCTTTCTCGGCATACTGAGGTTTAGATTGATGTGCTTGCTTTTTCTCTACCACCATCGCTGGTTTACCATCAGACCAAAATACTTTTCCTGATCCTGTCCAGAACTTCTGCTTTTTAGCCTCTCTGTCCTCTTTTGTCTGAGATACATAGGATTGAACATTCTGTCCGTAATCGTTTGCCTCATCGTTCATTGAGATGGTCAATGAGACTCCTTTAAGACCCTTTGCTTTAACTGTGGTAAGTAGGGTTTCTAGTGTTTCCTGCTTTAGGAAGATTTCTGATAAATTTGCCATTTTTTTAATTGTTTTTGGTTTGTCTTGTAATATTAACTTATTGATTTATTGGATTCAAGAAAATTCTGATATTTTTCATAGAAGTCATCAAAGTTTTTTACTATCCAGTACTGACCTCCAGACTTTTCTATAGCCTCTTGGTAGACTTTCTGATGCTCTGACTGCCTGTCTCTGCCTATCTTTATTTCTATCTTTACCGACCTACCTAGGATTGTAGCTGAAATATCCGCTGATCCTTTGGTTGCAGTTGACTTGCCCCAGGTCATTGAGCCGATGGTCTTGGTTCTGCCTATGACATCGGTGACTTGCTTTCGGTTGTCGATAGGTCTACCCATCGTATTGATTCGCTCTGCTTGGTATCCATTAAGCTCTAGGAATTCCTTAACGCACTTGGTTAGTCCATTGGCGGTCTTATCCTCGTACTTCGGTGCTGATATAGCATACTTAGGCACATTCGGATAGGATTCTAGCATCGACTCTTGCTTGAGTTGTTTAAGAATGTCAAGTGGTTTCATATAGATAGTTGCTTATCAAGTTGATTATACTGCTCGATTGCTTTAAATATCTGATAGACTACTTGGGGGACTATTGCGTTTCCTCCTGCTTTAATTGATTCGTTTCTCCATTTAGGAAAGGTAATAGAGTCCAATCTGTCGGAAAGCCCATCATCTCCATCACAAATTGGGGAGACAGATGGGAACATTTCGAAGTCTGCTCCTGGTAATTTATTGCGTCTTTTAATGAATTTGTCATTGGATTGTGACCTTCTCTTGGAGCATTCCCCCTCCTCCCTGCATTCTTGTCTGATACTACTGGAGTCGGAAGCATTTTCTTTGTCCATCCCGAATTGTGTTCCAAATGTCTCAGAGAATAATTGTTCTCCTGAACTGTACTTACAAAATCCGAGGCTTGAGGAGTCGGTAGCATCCCTAACTTTTTCATTGTCGGTGGGTATCCACTCATTATCTCTTGAGCAAGAGTTCCGCTGTTCCCCGATATTGGATTCTTTTTGCCCGAACTCACTTCCCCATCCATCTTTGTTGGAGTTTTTAACAGACCGGAATAAATAACCTGACTCAGTAGGCAGTTGTACTTGTTGTTCGGATGAGGGGCCTGGTTTAATCCATCCTCCGTTCTCTTCTTTTGCCTCGTTTGATATTCTTCTGGACTTTCTGCTATCTGCACAAGATTTGGAGTAAGCAACAAACCAAACCCTGTCCCTTCTGTGTGGAGCGTTGACGCTTGCAGCTGGAAGTACATACGGTTGTACTTCGTACCCTTGAGCTTCCAAGTCAGCTTGCACCTCGTGGAATACCAACCCTCCATCCCAATTAACAAGTCCGAGAACATTTTCGCCCACGACCCATGTCGGTTGAATTTCTCGTATTGCTCTAAGCATTTCGGGCCATAAATGGCGTTCATCCTCTTTGCCTTTTCTTTTTCCTGCCATTGAATAGGGTTGGCATGGGAATCCACCGGTAATGATGTCAATTGTTCCTCTGTGAATAGAGAAATCTGTCTTTGTGATATCATGATATGATATTGCTTTAGGCCAATAATAATTTAAAACTTTCTGTCCAAACTCATTCCACTCACAATGGAATACATTCTCCCATCCCATCCATTCTGAGGCTAAATCAAATCCTCCTATACCGCTAAATAGTGATCCATGTCTCATCTTAAAACGGCAAATCAAAGGCCTCTAAATGTGCAAATGGAGTCTTGTAGTCTGTTCCAAACCTGCAAAGGTATTCAAAGGCAAGAACCCTATTTGCTTCTCTCATCTTTAGCCAAATCCCTTGGGTGTAGGTCTTATCATAGTCCCCAGGTCTCTGCTCCATAAACTTATCCCAAAATACTTCAAATGGGATTTCTGATACTTCATCTAGTGCTTCAATCATTTCTTTAAGTGTTTATAAATAGTTGTTCTACTAACATTCAATAACTCTGCTAACTCAGAGCGGTTAAAATCAGGGATTGTCTTATTAATCATCTCGATTTTCTTTTCTATGGACTCATTCTTCATCGAGCGAATAATCTCACTAAGCTCATTAGATTCCAAGCTGCTAACCTTAATCTTCTTAGACATCGCAATGAAGTAGTTACTTAACTTCTCTGCCTTCAGCAAGGATTCCTTAGTAACAAAGTCAAAGTCCTTTCCTGTCTCAAATGACCACAAGGTATTTATCAGCATAGCAAATCTCGGTACATAAGCCTTCTGCTTACTTAGCATCGACTTCACATATTCAGATATATCATCAGAGTTCTGCAAGTCTGTAATGTTGTTGAATATCCTTTCCCACTCAATATCTGCTAGGCTATCAAATCGGATAATTCGACTCTCAATCTCACCGAACTTATTGTACTGCAAGACCTGGTTTCTCACTAGGTTATAGAATTGACTTATGTAAGCCTCGTACCAATCCAATATCTCTTGGTCTATGGAGTTCTTATTGTAATGCTCAATCTCCTTATCAGGGTAGCTCACAAGCAATCGGTCTAAGAATCCATTGTCTTTGTTTTCCATGGTGGATATCTGAGAGAATATACCAGGCTGAATACCACCAAGCACAGGAATCAATGGACTTGCCACAAAGCTACTCTTTGCAGTCTTCCGTGTAAGAATGGCTGCTTGGTTAGACCAACAAGACAACCAAAACTCAAGATCAGAACCAGGCTTGTATTTGTTCATGTCCTTAATCCATCCGTTCAGCTCATCCTTAAATACCGCAATGCCTACTTGGTTTTCCTCATGCAAATCCGCCAAGGCTTCCACAGTAATATCATTTACTATCAACTGCTTTCTCACAGGCTCCCTAACTTCCTCCACATCCTTCTTCTCCTTGGCAGTTAATCGCTCGTACTCCTTGTACTTCTTGTACTCGTTCTGAAAGTGCTTAATCTCAAAGCTATTCTTCTTAGCAATAGGGAATATGATGGCATTTATACTAGGGGTCTTACCTAGACCTGCCTTGCCTATCAAGCCAATCCAAATGTTGCAAGACTCTCTCCATCCTGTTTTTACCTCCACCTTGCAAGCGTTACCAATGCAGAGCGACAGAAGCCAAAGTAAGCTACATCCCATGTAGTCAATAGAATGATTAAGTGTTTTCTGATTTAACAGAATATAACTCTGTATTGAGTCTGGAAATACATCAATCGGAAATATCAAGTCTTCCTTGGGTATCTCAATCTTCTCAATCTCTACCTTTCGAATCTTTCGCTCTCCATAGCCTTCTTTGTACAACTCCTTAGCAGCAGCAGAGTAGTCTCCATTGAAGTATTTGTAAGCGTAGATACTAAAAGGAGTCAAAGGGCTCTCGTGAGGGTAAATCGTGGCCGTGGTGAAGAGATAACAGAGACCAGTATCCTTGTATATAAATCCATGCAAGGCATCCTTAGAATTGGTTTTTCTTATCACTATGCGGTCAGTCAAGTGCTTGACTGCCGTGAACTCATTTGCAATCAAGTCCAACACTCTGTTCCTCTGATTGTAATCCTCCCAAGGTGTCAATCCACTATACTCTGTATTTTCCACCTTGACTTCCACCTTGGCTTCATCGTAGTGGAAGTATCGGCATAGGCTGAAGAGAATGTCTCGCTCCTCCTCTGTGATCTCCTGGATTTGCTCATAAGACATCTCCGATACTTGGTTGTCATAGATATAGATATACCCACCCGTACCCCTAGTTTCAATTAAGGCTTGAGAATGTCCTTTTAGCGTTGCAAGCTTTCTGTTACCTTCTACCTTAGAGCATCTATATATAATATGATAACCTGAGTTTATAGTCTTATATATAACAAACTTTCTATTAAAGTCATCAATATGATCAGATATAAAGGACACAAACTCACTCCAAAACTTCTTTCCGTCTTGGATAGTAGGAAATACCTTTAAGTCTACATCTATACACTCAACATTATAATAACCTGTTATAATACCGTACCCTTTGGTCTTGGCTTCGAGCTTCTCTAATTCTGACTTTTCTATCTTCTTTGTCTGGTACTCCTTCCATAAAATCAGAGGCTTTTTACCCTCCGATATGGGCATTACGCTGAACCCTGAGTTCAGTAAATTGATTGCTCTTCCTAGCGTTACATTCATTTTCGTGTTTTACAAAGGTTTATAGAAAAATGGCATTTTTGGGCAAAAAAGTGTACACAAGTTTACACTTGGTTTACACCTAGTGTAAACCCCCTAAAACCGCCTATACTCTCTAGATTCGCAGATTTTAGGCCGTTTTTTGCCCTAGGTTTACAAGTTTACACTTTTTTTTAGAATATATTTTTTTTGACTAGGTGAAAATTTATTTTTTTTCAATTTTGTCAAAAAGTGTTCAAAGTGTTCACTTATTGCGATTGGAGCCAATGGAGGCCTATTTTGGTTTACACTTAGGTGTACACTTAGTGTAAACTAGTGTACACCCTCCTTCTTAGCTTTTCGAACCCAATGTGAGACTCTGTTGTAGTCTAAATTCAGCTCTTTTGCTATGTCGCAAGTCCTCCACTTTTCTGCTACCATACGCTCTATTTGTCTCACTATTTTTATAGATAAACCATGAACTCTCCTGTGGTCTGTGAGTTTTAGAATTTCACATAGATGATGGTATTTTACACCAGTCATATACATAATTTCTTTATATGGTACACCTTTCTTATATAATTCTAGTACCTGATCCGCAGACTTCATGTGAGAGCAAGTATTCTTTGCTCTCTCATTGGTCAACAGATACTCCTTGTATATATAATTATTTACAAGATGCTTACTAATATTCATTATAGTAGCTATATTCTTATTCATTACTTTAAGTTTATATAGTCTAACTATCTCGTCTTTCTGTTCTTGAGTTAGTGATGTCATTTGTCTCCGTAGGTTTCTTCGTAGTAATTCTGTCCGCTCTCATAGGTCTTAACTGCATAGAACCAAGCACCTTCTCTGTGGGCCTCTGCAATCTGATCTCTCTCCTTGTACTTAGCTATTTCTAATACTTCCTTGGAAGACTTTCCATCATACCATGTGGAGGTTAGTTGCTCATGCAACCATTCTACTGCCGTCTGCTTTTTCATACCGCCATTCCGTTTAAATACTCTCTGCATTCCAATACCTTAGCCTTAGCCATCTCAATCACCTGGGGGTCATATTCGATATTAAACTCCTTAATACGGTACTTATCTTCCACATGGGAGTAGCTCACAGGTTCTTCGTAAGTCAAGAACTCTGGGGTGTCTTGGAGGGTGTAAACCAACTTAGCCTTTTTTAAGCCCGTCAGGTGCATATAAACCTGAAGTTGATAGTAGTACCCCATGTCTGGAGTTTCGTCAAACAGAGGGAAAGTAAAGCAGTCCCACGAGGTTTTAAATTC